TCAGTACAGAGGCTTCGGCTCCCTGAATTTCAGCCGCATCCTGCTGCACACGCCGCCTTCGCCTATCGGGGTCAGTTGCTCCGTCTCCGTTGCCCCCAGATACCGCAGTCTGAATGTGCGGTCTATCTCCGGCAGCCTCACCTCCAGCCATCCGTCCTTGCCCGTCCGCAGCATCGTGAAGAACCTGCCGTAGTTCACGAAGTACGCCTGCGCCGACTCAGCCCATAGGCAGAAGTACAGCTCCACGTCACGCGCCTGAAGGTGTAGCTCTATTTCTTCCGGCAGCTCCTCCCCGTCCGCGTCAGGGTTGTCCACCACAGTCAGCTCCTTCGTCGTGCTCGGCTTCAGCAGAGCCTCATAGTTAGTCCATTCTCCCTCCTTCTTCTCCGTCAGGAACACGCCCCATTCCTGGGCTGCGTCCTTGTCGTTTATGTACAGCAGACCTTTCGTTATCTCCATGCTCTTTCCTCCTTTTTTCTTACCTTGTTTTAATGCCGTCCCTACGTAGCGTAGTCAGGTCGTCCTTCATGTCACACATGTCCTTGCGCATCAGTTTCAGCGTCTCGCTGCACTCGCCCGTGTTCGTATCTATACGTTTCAGGTGCCCCAGAGCCGTCTGCATGCTCCCCGCCACATTCTCCACGTTCGTGTCTATGTTCGTCTCGTGCACCAGCATCGCCGTGTACAGACCCTCCAGTTTCGTTATGCTCTCCTGCGAGGCCGTCGTGTATGCGCCGCTCTTTCCCGTCTGCGTCGTGCTGTCCCCCTGCCACAAGTCCAGCCCCTTCTCCTTCGCCATCTGACGATACTTCTCCAGCAGCGCGTTGAAGGTTCCCTGCTGGCTCAGAGCATTGTCCGTCATGTCGTCCAGAATCCGCACATAGTTGCCAAACTTCTCCTCGTCCGTCAGGTCCTCGCGCTTCATCACGTCCAGCATCTCCTCCTGAGCCTTCTCCAGCAGTGGGGCTATCGTCACCGTGTATATCATCTGCTCCGCCAGCTTCTCCAGCATACCCGTCAGCGAGTCCGCAAAAGCCTTCCCCGCATCAGTACCGTTCTTGAAGGCATCCACCAGAGCGTCCGTCAGCGTCTGACCAAGGTCGCCGAACACACCCTCAAAGTAGTCCTTCACAGACTCCCAGGCCTCCTCAGCCTGGTCATATAGGTCTATGATATACTGCAGGGCCTCCTTGTCATTCTTCGCAAACTCACGGCTGTTCATGATGCTCTCAGCCAGCTCGCGGTTAAAGTTCCCAGCACTGTCTATCAGCTCAGGATAAACGTCCAGTATGCTGCTGTACGTATCCTTGCCCTTGCCCCAGCCGAACAGCCCCGTCTTCTTATGGCCCGTCTTTATCTCAATGTCAGCCAGACCCGAGTAGGCATCCTTCAGCTCCGAGTAGCCCTTGTTCACAATCTTGTTCCAGAAGGCATTCCCAGTATCAAGGTATCCGAACTTCTTCTGCTGCTCAGCCGTGCCCGCAATCTCCGCCTTCAACCCGGCATAGGCATCCTTCATCACCCTCACAGCGTTCGCAGCCTTCCCGTAAGTGTCCGTGCCGAATATCGTCTGAGCCTTCTCCAGCTCCAGGTTCTGCTCCATCAGCAGCAGGTTATACTCACGCTGCTGAGCCGTCACCTCCTCCATGATCTTCTCCAAAGCAGCCTTATGACGCGCACTCGCCTGAAAAGCCTTCGTCACCCAGCCGATAGCCTCGCCCGCGGCAGCAGCTATGCCGCCAACGACGCCGCCCTCAGCAAAGCCACGGCCTATGTTGCTCACACTCGTCATCACACCCTGCACAGCATCCATCGCCTCAGCCATGCCATCGTTACCCGCCGCCTCAAACATCTCGCTCAGCTTCCCGGCCAGGTCGCCCACCATCTCAGCAGAAGCCGCAGCAGACTCACCAAGGCGCTTCAGCTTAGCCTCAAGGCCCTTCTCCTCACCATCCTCGCCGTGCTTGAACAGCTCCCCAACTGCATCAGCCAGAGCCCTGAACGGATTCTTACCGAGCACCTCCTTCTTCAGCTTCTCATACTGCTCCGTCAGAGCCTTCAGCTTCTCAGGGCTCTTCTCCAGAGCCTTCAGCTCAGCCGGCGAAAAACCCAGTCCCGCCATATCCTTCTGCGTGATCCGCCGCTCCGTCCTTCCGTTCCCGTCCTTTATCACAGCAGTGCCCTCTGCGTCCTTCGTCCCACGCAGATAGTCCATCAGCATCTTTATACGGTCTATTATCTTCTGCACCTCTGCCACACTCTTCTCCGAAGTGTCAGCAAACAAGTCCACAAGCACCTTGTTCTCCTTGCCAAGCTCCGTCAGCTGAGCATCGTCCACAGACTTCAGCGCAGCACGCTCCTGCTTCGCCAGCTCTGCCAACGCACGCTCCTTCACATCCTCGCCTATAGGATGCCCCTCTGCGTCCACAGCCTTCTCTATCTGAGCACGATCCTTAGCAAACTTCTCGCTGATGCTCTTGCGCTGCTCCTCGTAGTCTTGGTACTTGGCGAGCAAATTCTGATAGAGCTTTGCTTCGGAATTTTGCTTGTATGCGTTTGCGGCTTCAGTATATCGTTTCAGATAGTTTTTTTGGTCAGCACTCAAATCATCCACAGTAACAGTTGGACGCTTCAACCCTTGCTTCTTCCAGTCAGGATGAGCCTGTTCAAATGATAGGTCTGATATATTCTGAAGTTCATCTACCCATTCTTGCTGGCGCAAACGGTTCGCTTCGATAAGTTTATCGTAATTGAGATTTATCGTTTCAAGTTCCTTGTCAAAACCCTCTTGCAAGCCGTCAATCTCCGCTTGTTTCAAATCAAATGCGGTTTGCTTTTCTGACGCTTCTTGTTTACGTTGTGCCGCTTCTACCTGACGCCCTTTCTCTTCTTGCTCTGCAGCCTTTATATTAGCTTTCTCCTGAGGTGTAAGACCAGTGTTCTTTGTCTTTTTTGTTTTCTTTGATGTGTCACCACCTGCAGCCTCATAGTTTGCCTTTGCCTTCTTTTCTTCATCGCGTGCCTTGCGTAATGCTGCAAGATAGGACGCTTCATCAGGATAAAGGGAACGATTGTTGCGATTCTTTATGACTTTATTTACTTCTTTCTGTGCATTAGTCCATGCGGTTTTTGCATCTTTCATGAAGTCTTTAGAGGCATTCTCGTGTATGCTTTTCATACGAGCAGTGGCCGATTTGATGCGGTTTTGCAATTCGTCAACACTAGTTGCAACACTCTCCCCTGGAAGTTGTACAAGTTTCTTTCCTTGCTTGTTTGCAGAGGAGATACAATTTTTGTAGAAGTTGATAGTCTTTTGAGCGGTCTCTGCGTTCATACTATTCAACTTTGCCATAAACTTGTTATGGTTATCTGTTCGCACTTGCTGCACATCTTTCCACACCGTACCCTCTGAAGCTTTAATCAACGATTCTATAGCGGAGTTGAATGTCTGAAACGTGCCACGCACGTTCCTTACTTCTTTATTATATTTCTTGTTAAGGTTCTGATAGAGATTATAATCAGAATCTGACATATTCAAGCGTCCCGTCTTATAATATTCTTTGCGTAGTTCGAGGTATTTTTTTAAGTCAGCCACTCGTTGTTGATCTGCCTTTAAATTACCTTCGCCTTTAAGATTACGTTCTTCACGAAGTTCCTCGTTATATTCTCGGCGCGCCTCCGTCAGTTTGTCAATAAGTTCCTTTTCGGTCTTGTATTTCTCAAAGACTGACGGCATCAATTTCTTTAGTTTTTCTAGAGCTTCTAGTCTGTCTTGTTCCGCTAGATTCTCATCTGTTATGGTGCTTATACATTTTTCAATCGCTTCTTTTTTGTCATTGATTGCATCTGTCTGTTCTTTCTCACGGTCAGCCGCACGTTGAGCCTCGTCAGCGGCAGCAGAGCAATTCTTTGAATATATAGCTAGCGCAGCGGCAGCAGACAAAATAACAGTTGCAAGTAACACATAAGGATTGGCATTTGCTGTTATATTGAAGGCTTGCTGTGCAGCTGTTGCAAGTCCCAATTCTTTACGGAACATAGCCACAAGGCGAATGTTTTCAACAAAAGAAGCAGCCTTCTGTACTGCCAGTGTTGCAATCAAAGCTGTTTTATAACTGCCATATACCGCAACAAGCGACATAAGGGCTTTTCCTACCGCTTCATAGTTCTTTACAAGTTCTGAAGCCACTTCAACGCTGCCCGTTAAAATACCCTCACTCTTTTCGCCCATGGCATTGAACATGTCGTCAATAGCACCTTCCAAATTAGAGATTTGTCCCTTCAAACCTTTGCTTTGCTTATCCAGCATGCCATGAAACTTGCCACCCTCTGCGGTTGCGTCTGCAAATGCTTGCGCCACCATTTCAGAGCTGATAGCACCAGCGGACATTTCGTCTTTGAGTTGTCCTATGCTTTTGCCAGTTTTTTCCGATATGATAGCGAGTGGATTGAAACCGGCATTTATCATCTGGAGCAAATCTTGCCCCATCAGTTTTCCCGTAGCCGACATTTGCGAAAATGCAAGTACAAGCGAGTTGAAGCGGTCACGGTCGCCCATGGAGATGTCACCAATCTGCTTTAGGGTTGGTATGACTTTCTCCACTTCGATATTGAATGCGAGCATAGTCTGCGCTCCTCCTGCAAAATCATTAAGCATAAGCGGTGTGTTCACGGCATATTCACTCAATTCGCTGAAGAACTGTGTGGCTTTGTCCTTGCTGCCTAACAATGTTTCAAACGAGATGATGAGGTTTTCCACTTCCTGGCGCACATCGATCATTGTTTTCACAAATTCCATAGCCTTCTGTGCCGTGAACACACCGCCAATGGTCATGCCGACCCGTTTCAAGGACTCATCAAGCAAATTAGCCTTAGTCTGGGCATCTAACATGCCCTGGCTAAGGTTCCCTTTCATCAATAATTCTACTTCTACAGCTTTCATGTCATTTCTTCAGTCTTGTTTGAAAACACTCCAGGATCTCCTGAGCGGTCCGCTTCCCTTTCACTTTACGCGACGGCCCAGAATCTTCCTTGCCCTTCACCTTCACATACCGCGGGGCATCGGCAAGCATCAGCACCAAAGTCTCCCAGTTCACACCCCACAGCATATAGTCCACACTCCAGCCTGTCGCCTGAGCCACCTGCCAAAGCATACCAAAGAGGCTATGTGAACCCTCATACTTAGTTCTTAACTCCCCTTCCTTTAATGGCTCGCTATCGTCGGCTTCAGCGGATTCGTCGCCGCCGACAATGCGATAATACTCTCGAAACCCCGCGTGCCCAGCAGAAGCGTCCAACGTCGGAAAGCAGCCTCAAGCCAAACGTCATCCACCCACCAGCGTAGCAACCAAGCCACCACGCCCGACAGCAGCAGCCCGCTCCACTTGCCCCTGCATATCGTCAGAGCAACAATCCGGCTCACAGTGCGACCGTGCTCACCAAGCCAAGCCAGACGCTCAGCCTCTGTCATCGCCTCCAGCTCCGCGTGAGTCACGTTCAGGCCCGCAAACAGACGAGCTATACGTATCTGACCGCCAAGACGCGGACGGCCCATCCTGAAACGCAGACGTATCGCCTCCTTGCGCCACGGCAGACGCAACTCCTTAAAAGGAACGGAGACACCCACGTCCAAAAGTGCCTCCGCTGCCTCCTTCTCAATATGGCTGTCCTTCATCGCTCTCTGTGTTTATCTATCCAGCCACATCATCAATGCAGTAAGGCTTGCTACCGTCGTCCGGAATCATCACCTCAACCTCAACCTTCACCTTCGACACACTGTCCAAGTTCAGGTCGCCGTCAATGTATGCCGAGATGAAAGCCTTCCGGATGTTTATCTCGTGCGACGAGTCCGTCTGTATCGTCAGTGGACTCGTTATCTGCACCAGGTCCGATGGAGCTTCCCAGCCTGTCGCTTTCTCCGCCGTCTTCTTCACCACACCGCCCATCAGGGCTGCCATGTTCTCGTAGTCCATCTGGATAAGGTCAAAGCTCGGAGCAATCGTGCCGTTCGACTTCGGAATCACAAGCACAGGGCCGCCATGCTTCTGGGCAGCGTTGATCTTCGTCACCTCGCCCTTCGCACCGTTCAGCTTGAAGCTGTTTTCCTCGATGTAGCCAAGTTTTTTTTCGCCTACCTTAACGACCGCCAGGCCGTACATAAAATCGTTCATAAATCTTCATTGTTAAAATTGTTATTACCGTGCAGACTATTCCGCCTGCAATAAATACACACCAGTCCACCCACCACAGCCCTCGCTCTTTCGAACGTTCTTCAACCGCCGTTTGAGCACTGTCCTGAAGATGAGCGTTCTTCACGCTCAGGCGCTCGTTCTCCGCCTCATAATACGCACACAGACGCGCCAAACTGTCGCAGCCGCTCTCTATCACCAGGGTAGGAGGCTTGCCGCCCGTGTTCTGCTTCACACTCGCCTTCACGTGCGCACGGCCCGAGCTCGCAGCATAGCTCGCTCCTTCAGGCAGTCGCCACAGACCGGAGTCAAGCGCTATCTCCAGCAATGCCGTGTCCGCCTTCACCGGTGCCGTCCACCACGCCTTCATCACGCTCGTCGCGGCGCTTGCGCTGTCCTTTCGCACTGCGCTTGCCGACACTTTGTTTTCCGACCTCACCGTCTGTCTCGTCGAGCTGCAGCTCGCTGCTGACAGGACAAGCAGCCCTGTGAGGACATAGCTGAATAGTCTCAATGGCACGCGACAGACGGTTGACAGCACGTCGCGTGAGGTTGTTTTCAGCCACCAGTTTCTCAGTGATCTTTGTCGTCTCTTCATATTTCTTCTGAGTTTCAACAAGCAGCGTCGATACGTCTTCGTACATCACCTTGTAGGTGTCATGCACGCTCTTCGCCGTCTCGGCCTCCTTCACCTTGCGGTTCGCAACCCAAGCGATGGCGGCACCTATGCCGCCCGAGGGTATAGCCCACTGCAGGATTTGCATGATTACAGTGTCCGCCATCCTTGTTTTCTCTTTATTCGTTATTTACTCTGTTTTCACACTCTCCTTACTGTCTGATGCCGATGCTCTCTAACCATGCCTTCACGTCAAAACTTGGGCAGGCTTTAGTCACGCCTGGCAGGTCACGGTGACCCACAATCTTGATCTGTGGAAACCTTTCATGAAAGTTCCTCACGTAGTCAGTCATAGCCTTCAGCTGTGCCGCCGTGCGCGTGTCCTTGGCCGTCTTGCCGTCCTTAGCCAGACCGCCGGCATACACCACATGGCGGCTCACCGAGTTATAGCCCGCAGCACCGTTCGTCACCTCCCAGGGGTCCACCTCCGCATCCTCGTTGTTCTTCACCAGGCGCTCCACTGTTCCGTCCAGATGGAACAAATCGGTGTAACCCACCTGCTTCCAGCCCCTGCCGCCCTTCTTCACCGGGTCAGTGTGCCAGTGGCGTATCTCTTTAGAGCTTACCTCACGGCCTTCTGGAGTGGCTGTGCAGTGCAGCACCAGATATTTCATCCTTGCCATAGCCTAGCCGATGGGGTCAGCATACTCTGCCAAACCGCGTTCCACAACGTCATGGGCACGATCCAGCTCAAATTCAAGCACCTCACCTGTCTCGTGCACCACGCTCAGGTCTTCCTTGTCGCGAAACTTTGCCACGACCTTCACACTCACTGTCTTTTTCTCTGCCATAATCTTTTTTTTTATTTTAGTTGTATTTGTTACCTGGGCGGAGGCGGTTCCACGCACTCCGCCGTTCCCAGTTTCTAGCCCTCGGGCACGTAATTGAACTTCTTGGTCTTTCTCCAGTCCATCACCACAATCTCCTCGCCGAAGCCAACGTTCGTGTCGGCCTTTATCAGCAGCTTGAAGAAATACAGCTCCGATGGGTTGCTCAGCTTGTCTATCTGGATCACGTTCTCGTCGTCCTGAAGGTTCACCGCAGCGAAGAAGTTGCCGTCCGCATCGGGCGAGCACAGCGTCGCCATGATGAGCGAGTCTGGCCAGGCGGCCACAGTCTCGATGGCGATGCCCTTGAAGCGTTTGCTGTTCACCTCGCTCTCGTTAGAGTTCTTGTGCTCGCGCTCTGTCAGTTCCTTGTCGTACTGGTCAAAGTCGTCAACGCTCATCAGAATGCGCAGGTTCGGGTTCTCGCGCATCGCCTTGGGGATGGCGTTGCGCACAGCATACAAGCGGTCTATCATCGAGGTGGGGCCCTCAGGGTTCACCACAATTACGTCGCTTGCCTTGGCTGCTTGCGTCAATATGCCGTCCATCAGCTGGTCGTCGGTGCCACCGCTCACATACTCGCCGTTCACAAACAGGTTGCCAAGCTCAAACTGCACCTGCTTCGACAGCGCCTCCAGAAGAGCGTTCTGGGCCTCGGGAGGAAGTTCCGCAAACACCAGGTTGCCCTTAGGCTGCCACTTTCTCCATATCTGCTCAAAAGCTCGTGGGTTAAACACCGTGAACGCCATGAAGTCGTGGGGCTCCAAGGTCTGCTCGCTGTAATTGAAGTCGCCCTGGGCATCGCTCTTCTGAGGGTCTTCCTTGCGCTTCTGCAGCATCTTGCCCGCCTTTAGGCGTGGCACGCTGATTTTCTTTTCCACACCGGGAATCACCATGATGAGTCCCTTGTCCACAAGCTCGTTGCCCGTGGTCGCAACGGTCAGGATGCGCTCCAGCACCTCGCCGTTGTAGTTCGTGTTCTTTACTACTATTGCCATTTGTTTTCCTTTTTATGGTTCTTCTGTCTCTCGTCCTTTACTGGAACTGGCGCTTCATGCGCGCTTCCCTGATCTGCTTCTGGCGCTGCTCCCATGGTCCGTCGCTCACGCCGGGCTGCACATGAAGGTCGTTCATCACCTTGCGCTTCGGGGTCAGGGCCGCAAGCACCTTCTTGCCCTCGTCCATGTTTCCCTTCAGAATGTTCTCGAAGGTCGGGCGGCTTTCAGCATTGATGCGGCCGTCCTGCTCAGCTGCGTCCAACAGTTCCTTGCGCTCAGCCTCTGCGTCTGCCTCGGCTTTGTCCTCAAAGCCCTTCAGCTTCTTCTTCAGATCTTTGTTCTCGTCCTCCAAGGTCTGTGCCTTGCCGGCAAGGGTCGCATAGTGCTGAGCCCTCGCCACCACTTCTTCATCACTCTTGCAGTCCTTAAACTGCGCCTGTTTCTTCAGTTCTTCTAATGTCATATTGTTCGCTTTTTGTGGCTCGTTCCTGAGCCGGTTGTTGAATGTCGTGTATATCTCCTCTGGAGTGCTGTCCTCAGCTACGGGGTCCGCATCATAAATGCCGTCTATCAGACCCATCTGCAGAGCCTCTTGCGCTGTCAGCCAGTGGTCTGTCCCGTCAAAGTATTGGGCTTTCACTTCTTCTTTGCTCATGCCCATGCGTTGGGCGTACATCTCGCCCAGACTGTCCTCCAGGCTCTCTATCTCCGCGATGCACTTCGCCATCTCTTGCTTGTTGCCGTAGCAGCCACCGCTCACGCTGTGAAGCATCAGACGCGCATACCGGCTCATCTCCACTGGCTTGCCGCACAGCGCTATCACGCTCGCCATGCTCGCCGCCACACCGTCCACGTAAAGACGTATGTCTGCATTGCTCTGGCGGATGGCGTTGTAGATGGCTATACCGCTGAACACGTCGCCGCCGTTCGAGTTGATGCGGATGTCTATACGCTCACTCTCCTCGGCGCAGGCTGCCAGCTCGGCGGCTATCTGCCCGCTCGCCACCTCGTAGCCGATGTCGCCATACATGTAGATGGTGCTCACGCTCGCCGCTTTCTTGATATTGAAATATTTGCTCATTGTCTCCTTCTTTGTCGGGCAGTTTGCCCATGTTGCGGTTGCAAAGTTAATGGCTTTCCAACCTCATTCCATACCCCCTGTTTTATCATGAAACGTTATACCGGCATCATAACGCCGCAACTTGTCATCATGCTTTTCACTCGCTCGGATTCACTCCTTTTCACGGTAATTTTGCACAGCATTTATTCACATTATAAACAGATTTTTCAATGGCAGATTTAACCAATACGCAGAAAAAGGAGTGGGCTCGCACGCTTTATCTCCGAGAAAACCTCACACAGCAGGAGATTGCCGACCGTGTGGGAGTGTCACGCGTCACAGTCTCAAACTGGTGCCGCGGCGGCAAATGGGAGGAACAGAAGGTCGGACTCACGCTCACACGACGTGAGCAGGTACAAAGCCTCTATCGTCAGGTAGCCGAAGTCAACAACGCAATACAGCTCAAACCAGAGGGACAACGATACCCTGATGCTAAGCAGGCTGACACTATCGTGAAGCTCACATCAGCAATACGAAACATGGAGCAAGAGGTGGGCATCGCCGACCGCATCGCTGTGCTCACTGATGTCATCGAGTGGATGCGACCATCCGACCTCAACAAGGCAAAGGAGCTAACCTCGCTTTTCGACGCTTACATCAAGGACAAACTCTAACAGCGTATGAAACAGACTGACCGTATAGCACTACAAAACTGGGAAAAGTTCAAGGACAACATCGCGCGCGCAACGCCAGTCGATCGATCCATGTCACAGGCCGAAATACAGAAGCACCGTGCATGGCTTGAAGCACGCCCGCTCGAATGGATAAAATTCTTTTTCCCGAACTTCGCACAGTATGAGTTCGCACCTTTTCAGAAAAGGGCCATACGACGCATTCTCTCCAATCCCGAGTGGTTCGAGGTAATCTCATGGAGCCGAGAGCTCGCCAAGTCCACTTGTGCCATGTTCTGCATCATGTACCTCACACTCACAGGGCTTAAACGAAATGTCATACTCACATCCAATTCATTCGACAATGCCGTCCGCCTGCTCGACCCGTTCCGGGCCAACCTCGAGGCCAACGGGCGCATCATCGCCTACTACGGAAAGCAGCAGTCGCTCGGCTCATGGACGGAGGACGAGTTCATCACCAAGCAGGGCGTGGCATTCCGGGCACTCGGTGCTGGACAGTCACCACGTGGCTCCAGAAAGGATGCTGTACGCCCGGATGTATTGATTGTCGATGACTTCGACACAGACCAGGACACGCTCAATCCCGACATCATACAGAAACGATGGGACTGGTGGGAGAAGGCGCTTTACCCAACGCGCTCTGTCTCTGAGCCTACACTGGTGCTCTTCTGCGGCAACATCATCGCCAAGGACTGCTGTGTCGTACGCGCAGGAGCAATGGCCGACCATTGGGACATCGTTAATATCCGCGACAAGGACGGACACTCCACATGGCCCGAGAAAAACTCTGAGGAGCACATCGACCGTGTTCTCGCCAAGATTTCCAAGAAGTCAGCGCAGGGCGAGTACTTCAACAACCCCATCTCAGAGGGCGAGATATTCTCCGAGATGGCTTTCGGAAAGGTGCCGCCGCTCTCCAAGTTCAAGTTCCTCGTGGCTTACGGCGACCCCGCTCCGGGCGAAGGCAAGGGCAAAAAAGGCAAGTCGTTCAAGACGGTCTCACTCCTCGGCAAGCTCTCCGGCAAGCTGTACGTCATAAAGACGTTTTTGGCTCAGGCGCTCAATGCCGAGTTCATCGACTGGTATGTGCAGCTGCTCGCTTTTGTTGGAGGTCGTGCTCCGGTCTATTGCTACATGGAGAACAACAAACTTCAGGACCCGTTCTTTCAGCAGGTATTTAAGCCGCTCGTTGCCAAGGTGCGACGCGAGCAGGGCGTACAGCTCTACATACGAGGAGACGAGGAGAAGAAAACCGACAAGGCGACACGCATCGAGGCTAACCTGGAGCCGATGAACCGTGCCGGTAATCTCATACTCAACGAGGCAGAACGCGACAATCCCCACATGAAGGAACTCCTCGACCAGTTCACGCTCTTCACCCTCTCACTACTCTATCCGGCCGACGGTCCTGATGCCGTTGAGGGCGGCAATCGCATCATCGACGAAATTCAGCACAGGGCAGAACCACCGGTCACACGCTCGCGTGCCGACATACGCACACGCAACAAACGAAGATTATAAATTCTAAACAATGTATATATGAGCCAATTCGTACAACTTTCCGACTACGATGCCTCCATTCACCGAGAGATTCTCGATGCGCTCACCAGAGCCGACGAATCGGTCATCGAGATTTGTGAGGATCGGGCCATCGCCGAAATGAGGTGCTATCTCTCCAAACGATACGACTGCGACCGTATCTTCGCGGCCACTGGGGCCGATCGACTCCAGCTCGTACTCATGATGGTCATAGACATCGCCGTATACCACATCTTCTGTATTCACAACCCGCAGAAACTCTCACAGTTGCGCAAGGACCGCTACGACCGGGCAGTCGAGTGGATGAAGGCGGTCGCCGCAGAGGACATCTCCATCCAGGGGGCACCGCTACTGCCCGAGGAGGTGCGTGCTGCACATGCGCCATTCCGCTTGAAAAGCAACCCCAAACGGGTCAATCACTGGTAACTGACAATTAAAAATTCTGATTATGACAAAACGAAAGTATAGCAAAGCCCCAAAGGGCAAAATCACCATTGGCGGAAACATTCCGCAGCAGGGACAGCAGCGCCCCAATGTCATTGTGCTCACGCAGCCAAAGCGCTTCGGCATCGACATCGCCGACTTCACTTCGGCTGTCCGGGCGGCAGAGGATGTCGATTTCTCGCGACGATACAAACTCTACGACCTTTACTCTGACATACTCATGGACACACACCTCTCCTGCGTCATCGAGAAACGACGCAATGCCGTACTATGTGCCGACATCGAGTTCTGGAGAGACGGCAAGCCCGACGAGGCGGTCAACGAGCAGATTAAGTCACCATGGTTCTCACGACTCGTCACCGACATTATAGATGCCAAGATGTGGGGCTTTTCCCTCTGCCAGTTCTATCGCCAGGGGGAGTGGGTCGATTACGACCTCATCCCAAGAAAGCACGCCGACCCTGTGCGCCGACTCATACTGCGACACCAGACCGACATCACCGGCACCTCATGGGACGAATACCCCGACCTGCTTTTCATCGGATCGCCTTCTGACCTCGGACTCCTCGCCAAGGCTGCACCATGGGTCATATACAAGCGCAACACCACGGGCGACTGGTCACAGTTCTCCGAGGTCTTTGGCATGCCCATTCAGGAGTACACTTACGAGACCGATGACGAGGATTCACGACAGCGAGCCATCGACGATGCATACAATGCCGGCTCGCTCGCAGTTTTCGTGCATGGCAAGGACACCACGCTAAACCTCGTTGAGGCGGGCAACAAGACGGGGTCGGCAGATGTCTACGAGAGATTCTGTGAGCGCTGCAACAACGAGATTTCAAAGCTCATACTCGGAAACACGCTCACCACCGAATCATCCGAAAACGGAACGCAGGCGCTCGGCACCGTACACAAGAAGGTGGAGGACCGAGTGGCGCAGGCCGACCGACGATACATCCTCGATGTGCTCAATTACGACATGACGGACATATTCCAGCGCATGGGCATCAACACCTTTGGCGGAGAGTTCTGTTTCCCCGAGCAGAAGGACATCGACCCTTCCACAAAGATGAACATACTCACGCAGCTGCGAGCCAACTTCCAGCTACCGGTCTCCGACGACTATCTCTATGAGGAGTTCGGTGTCGAAAAACCTGCCGATTACGACAAGCTGAAAGCCGAACAGCAACAAAAAAAGGAGGCACTTGCCTCCATTGCCAATCAGCAGCTCCCTGCCGATGATGATGACGAACCCGAAAACAGCGACGACAAAAAGAACTCCGAACCGTCGCCCAAACAAAAAAAGTCATTCAAAAACTGGCTGCGCTCTTTTTTCGCAAAAGCCCCGCAACCGGGCGGGGCGGATTTAGAGTGGTAGTCAACAATCTCTACCAGGCGAAGACTGACGATGTGGCTGCGTCCATGGAGTTCTCCGACGATTTCATCGCGCAGGTTCTCCACGACATCTACCGTCGGGGCAAGGCGCAGTCTCCCACCGACCTTTCGCCCGAACTGTTCCGTGCCATCCTGCGCAGATTCAATGAGGCTACAGCCCAGAGCATGGCCGCAGCCGATGTGCCCGACCTGGATGACGACTTCCGTCAGGCGCTACGCCATTCCAACGAGGTCTTCTCTGCCTTCAAGGTCCACCGTATGCAATCTGATATGGCAAGACTTCTCACCGATTCAAACGGCGATTTAAAGCCGTTCAATCAGTGGGCAAACGATGTTCTGCCCATCGCCTCGCATCAGTGTGGGGCATGGCTGCGCACCGAATACGACACGGCGGTTATTCGGGCACACCAGGCAGCCGACTGGCAACAGTTCCTACGGGAGGCAGACGTACTGCCCAACCTCAAATGGATGCCATCCACATCGCCCAATCCGGGCGCCGACCATCAGCTCTTTTGGAACACGGTCCGACCCATCAACGACCCGTTCTGGAACGAACACCGACCGGGCGACCGATGGAACTGCAAATGCTCGCTTACATCCACCGACGAACCATGCACTGCTACGCCTTCTTCCGACAAGGCAAGCAATCCGCAGCCCGGACTCGATTCCAATCCAGGAACTGACGGGGCTGTGTTCGCACAGTCGCATCCCTACTTCCCAAAATCATGCGCCTCATGTAGTTTCTACAAGCCGGGATTCAAGGACACACTGCGCAGCGTCTTTACCAATAGGGCAAAGGACTGCTATAACTGCCCGTACATCAACGCCTGCATAAGTCGTATGTCATCGGACGGTTTTAAGTTGGAGCATAATTTCAAAAATGGGGGCAAACTATATGTGCATCCCGACATCGACAAGGACAAAGCCGACTACAAGGACATGAAGCGCATCTGCCTACAGCTCGCAAAAATGGGACACGAGGTTCGTATGACTCCGCGATTACACTGCAAGTCCGAGGAATACAAACAAATTTATGGTTCGCTCATTGGTACAAAATACGAAAACAAATGCCCCGACTTCTCTGTCGATGGCGTATTCTACGAGTATGAGGGCTTTGTCAAGCCGTGGAACAAAAAGAAAGTCGGACACATGCTATCCCATGGACTACAGCAGTCCTCACGTGTTGTTATCAATAATACAAAGGGATGCTCCGACCGCTTCATACGAAAAGCGGTCATGGCAAGAATACATTTGCCAGGACAGGAAGTCAACGAGGTTTGGATTTACGAAAAAGGCAATGTCAGATTGTTCTATAAAGACCGTAAATTCTACTACAACTAAAAATAACTACGGGGAAGCCTTTGCAGACCTCCCCGCGATGCAACGTGCCGTAGCACATGCTAACTTCTCATCGAAGCTGTCGCAAAGTTAATAATAATAATTTAATAAACAAGCGTTATGAACAAATTTTTCTCTTTTTTCGCAGCGTCTAACCGATACAAGCATCTCATCGGTGGCTTCATCGTCGCCACACTTGCCGGTTCTTTCTATGCTGCCATATATGCCGCAGCCGTCGCTGCATCGTGCCTTGAGCTAAAAGACCGCCTATACGGCAACCTCTGGGACTGGACTGACTGGCTCTGCACCGTTCTCGGCGGCATCATCGCAGCACTCATGTTTTACGTCTTATTCCCAATGGTATGGAACTAAAGGATTTCTCAAAACAACTAAAATCGCATAGCAAACAAATCGACCATCTTATGCGAAGGCGCCTCCCCGTCATTGCAGGGCGTATGGCAAAGGACTTCTTTCAGAACAGTTTCCGCATCAGTGCCTTTGTCAATGGTGGGGTCCACCATTGGCAGACCACCGGGAGGCAGCTCGCAGGAGGCAAGACGGCAGCATCGCGCTATGGACCGCTCCTTTCCTCACGCAACCATCTGTTCGCGTCCATAAAGTACACGCCGTCAGACTATCGCGTCAAGGTGGCAAACGACCTGGTATATGCTCCCATACACAACTGGGGAGGAACGCTGCACCCCTCTGTCACACCTAAGATGCGACGCTTTGCATGGGCCATGTTCTATCGCGAGGCGGGCATCAAGCGAAACGCCTCCAAGAAAAGCAAAAAGAAGCGTACCGACGAGGCTGCTGCAAATCCACTTGCACAGAAGTGGCGTGCCCTCGCTCTCACAAAAAAGAAGAAACTCTCCGTACATATCCCACAGCGACAGTTCCTCGGAGATAGCCGCGAGCTGCAGGACATGATACACGAACGCACAAAACAGGAAATTATCAAGATATTAAACTCAGAAAAATAAAATCATTATGGAAGAATTGTTCAAACTCATTATCGAACTCATCACTAACAAAATGACCGGTCTCTCACTCGTTGACGAAGACTGTGGTCAGTTGGAGGCAGGCATTGAGGAAGATGCCTACCCGGTCACCTTTCCGTGTGTCCTCATCGGCAATCTCGAAGCCGATTGGACTAATGTCGGCATGGGAGCCCAGAAGGGGCAGGTGCAGTTCTCTGTACGTCTCGCCGTCGATTGCTATGACGACACGCACTACGGATCGGGAACCGAGTCAAAGGTGGCAGAGCGTTTGCAAATGGCAAACAGCCTCTACACCGCATTGCAGTGTTTCCGCCCATTCGGATATATGTCGCCGATGATACGCACCAAGTCGCGTTTCTATTCTATGCCCGGTGGCATAAAGGTCTATGAGTACATCTTTTCGTTCACCATCCACGACGAGTCTGCTCTTCTCTCACAGCGTCGGGAATAGCTCCAGCTGGCTCGCGGTAAGCCGAGGAACCTTCACCTTCGGCAACGGCTTCACGTTTACAGTACCACCCTCCCTGCACTTGCGTCTGATGATGCTCATGATGCGCTCTTCCGAAATAAAGAACTCACGTTCTGAAAGAAGCTTCAGGGCATCATCAAAACGTAGGCGCTGCAGCTCCGTCCAATAATAGTAACGGCGGTACAGAGCCTCGTCCCTCAGCTTTATCAGCTCTTTATTCCTTCCTTTTTTCATAGTCTGCAAAAATAAACTTTTTCCCTTAAACCGCAAGCAAAAAGCCACCTAAATCGCTCATATTTAGGTGGCTTTATTCATCTTGCGCCCTCCAAAGGCTCAGAAAGGCTCAAAAAGGCCCAGCACATCATCACAACCTGCAAAAGCTCGGCTCTATGCGGCTCCACACACCGTTCTCCGGATTGCGCTTAGAGAAGTAGTAGTTCGTCGCCGTGGCCTGCACCACATTGGCTTCCTTGAACAGACGCATGATTTCTGCATACTCCTCGTCAAAGCGGTCCTCCAGCTCATAAAGCTTCGAGATGCTCTTGTAGTCCAGGTCACCCGTCTTGTTGCGCTCCAGAAGCGTCATCGCCATCTGGTACATCGGGTCCTCCACACCCTTCTCGCTCGCCTCCATGTAGCGCTTCAGATAGTCCACAAGACGCTCGGCCGCAAGGTCTGCACGCTCGTCAAAGCCCTTCACCTTGTTAAACTTCACCTCAAGTTTGAAGTCTCCGTCAGTGATCGTGTAGCTCTGCTGGCTCTCGTTCTTCACAGCGCCATACTCGCGCATGAGTTTCGTGAAAGCCGTCACCTCGTCGTCAAGCCATTTCTTGAAGCCTGAAACCTCGCTTTCCAAGTTCTCCACTCTGCCCAGCACGTCATGCATAAACTGCCCACGCAGCGCCTCGTAGCTCTCGCGCTTCGCCATGCGGTCGTTCTTTGCCTCGGTCTGCAGCCGTGCTAACAGCTCGGCACGCTGCTCCTTTGTCATACCCTTCAAGGGGTCCACTGTCTCGTTCTTTGTTTCCATTGTCTTTTCTTTTTATGGGTTCATTACTCGTTTTCTTTCTTCTTGCGGTTCATGGCACGCAGTTTCGTGTTCAGGGTTGCCAGTTCCTCGCTGTCCAGGAAGCGGAATGCCTTGCCCGCTATCCGTTTGTCCTCGCAGAAGCGGTCCACGGCTTGCCAGTCTGCCGTGTTCACGCCCCACAGCTGCATCTGGTGCAGCACGCCGCTACGCGCCTTGCGCTTCGCCTTCAGCAGAGCGGCACGCCGTTCGTCGTAGCCCGCCACACGCTCCATTTCATTGCACATAAGCTCATACTCCTTGTCGGTCATCTGCCGCAAGTGCTCGGTTCTCTCGTTGGTAAACTGCCGCACCAAGGTCTCCTTGTCTGCGCCGGGAAGCAGCTTCAGCAGCTTGTAGAACTTCCCGTAGTTATCGACGTGGTTCATGCTCCGCCTCCTTTTCTTTCCATTTCAGCCACGCCTCTCTCGCCACGGCAAGCGTCGTCGGCACGTCCCAGGTCAGCCCGTCGGCTGGCAGTATAGGCACGTTGTTGAAACACACATACACCTCACCGCTAAACTCGCGAGCCTGAACTATCGCTTCGCTCTCTCTAACCAAAGCTGCTGCTTTCTTCGCAGCCTTTTTCTCGTTGCGGGCCTTGCGCTCTGCGTTCAGCCACGCTTTCAACTCGTCTAAAACTTTCATTGTGTCAATATTTATGGGTTCTTTGTTTGTCATTTTCTCGTTTGTTGGGTTTCCACTTTATAGTCACTTCGGCGTCCATCTTGCCGCTGCCCTCACACACGGGGCAGATTTTCCATTCGCTGTCGTTCGGGCTGTTCCGGTCGCCTAAAAAACCGCCCTGACCATGACAGTATTCGCAAGTATATCCTCGGCTCTCAATCCGTTCTTCCTTGCTGCCGTAAACTGGTGGCGTCAGCCATATCATTCGATGCTTACTGCTCATTGTTTCTCGCGTTTATATGTTACTTTCTCATAAGTGTGCCACTGGATAATCCGTGCCGCAAACATCAGGTTGGTAGTTTCCAGCACCACACACCCTTTGTTCTTCTGGCTGCGGTGTACCGTCAGGTCACATTGCCAGTTACCCTCCAGCCATTCGTCCATCACGCTCTCCGCCTGGCTCTTCTTCAGCAGGATGTATATCGTGTCGCCCTGCCGGTAGTCGTTCATATCTTTGCTCATTGCTTCTTGTCGTTGTTGGTCCAGTATTCTTCGGCTCGCTCCGCCCAGATGGTGTAGTAGCCCTTGTCCCCAAAATATCGCCCCTTCGATATGGCTCTATATCCCTCCACCCATATCTTCAGCGAGGCATCAAACATCACGCTCACCGCTGTACGCCCCTTCGGGCGTGTGCCCTCGGCTTGGCTGATGATGACGAGCAGTTTGTTCGGATGGCGGGACTTGAAGGCCAGATAGTCCTCAAAGCTCATGCCCGTATATTGGTAGGAGTCTATCACCACCGTGTCGGGGCTTTTCCTTTTCGACAGCCGCTTGTCAAGGTCCTCCATGCTCTCGGCATCCAGCAGCACCATTCGGCGTGCCACGTCCTGCATCCCGGCTCGTATAAAGGCGTTCTTCATCGTCAGGCTCGAACCTTCCTCCAGACTGTCATAAGCCACTCGCCCGAATCGGCATAGTTCCTTGCACAGCTTCAGCACGAAACTCGTCTTGCCGCTTCCGCTTCGACCCCACACGAACCACACACCGTTCCGCTCAGGCTCGCCAAACGCCTCGCGCCACTCGTCGCTCAGCTTGTAGGTCTGCTTCTTCATCGCAAGCAGCTCGCTCACGCTTATCGCTCTTTTCATATCGTTTGAATGTTATTTGAACACCGTTCAAGCGTCCATCTGCTTCACTCTGTGTACACCTTTCTTCACCCTCCGCAGGTCGAAGTCATACTGCTCAGCGTCCTTCACCACCTCAGCTATCTTCTTGCGGTCGGTCAGTCCGTTCGCCACGCAGATCGCATAAACGTCGTTCGGACTTGTCTGCTCCAGCTCGAAGAACTTGCGTCCTATCCTGCTATGTATCTCGTTATAGCCTTTCTTGTCATAACGCAGTCCCATCTTCATCCTGCGCTTGATATAAGAAGTCGAGAAGAACACGATGCCGCATTTGTCCTCAAGCCTGTTATACAGGTCTATGAAGTAGTGGAACACCCTTTCCGTCAGCTTGTCAGCTTCATCGAACAGCAGCACCGGGTTCTCCGTCTGTATCAGCGCACCGATGATTGCGTCAAGCATGTCCCTTATCGTCATGCCGTCAGTCCTCAAGCCTATCTTCTTCGCAATGTCGCGGATAAAGTCGCTGCGCTTCATGTCTTCCGAGCACAGAACGTAGTAGGCACCGCTGTGCTCACGCTCGTAAAGCCGCGCCGCCGTGGTCTTGCCGCATCCGGCTTCGCCCACCACCCAGGTCACGTTCTTCCATTCCTGGGCGTCAGTCATCGCATAGGCCATCTCCTTTGCTGCCGTGGTCTCCACCATCTGCCAAGCACCAGGGGTGGCGGTTCCCACCTGCGAGGCTATCTTTCGCCACATGTCGTCGCTGATGTTCTCCCACTTGCCGCTCAGCACCGAGCTTACCGTGCCCGCACTCGTACCGTCCAGACTGGCTGCTGCCTTGTTTTGGCTCGGATATTTCATCACATAGAGGCGCAGGGCCTCGCGTATCTGCTCTTTCTGTTTCTCGTTCATATCGTTTGTTTTTATTGATTCTACAGTTTTGATGCAATCTTCTTCTCCATCGGAAGCGGTATTCTCGGCGTGTCGCCATCATCACCGCCCTCCATCACGTCCAGCCAGTCGTCAAGGCTCAGCGATTTCGTGTGTCTTCCCAGCTGGTACTGCTCAGGCGGCTGCGAGTAACGCTCCATGCGGTGGTCTATCTGCCGCTGCACGGCTGCCGTCGTGCCCTTCAGCTTCGGACTGTGCAGACCTTGCTGCTCCGCGTCCGTGCCATGCTCGGCGGCTATCGTCCGGCCGGCCACCGTCCGCTCTATGCGGTCCTGAAGGTTGGCTTCCTGCTCCTGGCGGATAAACTTCGCATCGTCCGTCCCCTGCTGGTCTTGCAGGGCGCGGTGTATCAGTATGTAGGGTTCTGCCGTCCGCTCAAAGCGCAGCGAGCCGTCTGTGCCTTTTGTATAGAGTCTGATGCTTGCAAAGTCGTAAGGATCATAAGCCACGATGAAACGCTCGTAGGTGTGTTTCCTTCGCCACTCGTGGTCGGGTACGCCGGGCGATGAGCACACTTCGTACTGCCGTTTCTCGCCCTTCACCGTCACCTGCAGGCCCTGGTCCGTGAACGTCGCCATGCGTTTCGTAAACACCCAGAACATGTCCACCATGTCGTGCAGCGTCACTTCCTGGGTCTCCTCGTTCACGCTCTTCTCATACATGTCTATCCTACGCTCGCCGGTGGCAGGGTGCACACCCTCGTTCCATTCCTTACGGGCTGCGGCATAGGCATCTTTCAGCTCCTCCAGAGTGTACAGACTGTCCTTGTTGGCTTCGATAAACTCAACGTTCGGGCGGCTCGACGCCTTCTTCGCCGTCACGTTCTGACCCGTGAAGCGCCAGTCCTTGTGCAGCACCTGAGCCTGAAACCGTCCGAACACGCTCTCTATCGTCTTCGACTCGCCGTTGTAGGGCTGTGTCGGTCTGTGTACGCGGCAGATCTTCCCGATAAAGCCGTCAGAATCCAGCTTCTTGTGGCCGCCCTGGTTGTCATAAACAATCTCATAAGGCTTGTGTCCGCTCTTCTGGATTGCCATGCGGTAGGCGTGGTATTGGGCCTCATAGTCCTCTGTGTCGCTGATGCAGTAGCCCAGAAGCACCTCGCTCATTGCGTCGATCACTTCATACACCTGGGTCGTCCGCACCTTGCCCTGCTCGTCCCTATAGTAAAGGTTCAGCTTCGTGCCGTCACCATACCATAGCGTGTCCCTGCGGGTCGGAAGTGCCGTCTTGTGCTTTCTGCCGTAACGCTGACGGGCTGCCTGCTCGCCATATACGGCGTCATACCATAAAGGCTCAACCGACGGGCTGTTCAGCCATTTCTTCATACCGCTTAGGCTTCTTATCGGCTTCCAGCCTCTTTCCTCGGCTATCTCGTTTGCCTTCTCAAACAGCTGCGCGTCGGTGTACACCGGCACCTTGCTGCGCTTCAAAGCCACAATCAGTTTCAGAAAGTCACCGGTTATCTTCAGTGCCGAAGAGTTGCCCAGCTTGCCGCTCACCACGCTCTGGTAGCCATCGGCCTTCCAAGCCTTCAGTCGCGTCTTCAGTCGCGCCAATGTGCCCGGGAGCGTGTGGCCGTAGCTCTCGCGCATACGTTCCGAACTGTCAAGTATCAAGTCCCACGCACCCGACATCGGAGCATTCAGACTGCTGCGGATGGCCTGGCGTCTTGCAGCCATCTTCTCCAGCTCGCCAAGCACCGAGGCGTTGATGGTATATTCCTCTATCATCTTCTCCGTCAGGTGGCGCTCCTGCCCGTCCTTGTCCATATAGGTGTAGGCTTCGTAATACTCACGCGCCTTCGCATCTATCTTTATGCTTGCCTTCGTCATAGCCTCTCGCATCTTTTCTTCTGGGTCGCCGTATGTCGCCACAAACCGCCGTCTGTACTTCTCTGGAATACTGCTCCACACATACAGTGCCTGAGTCCCCTCGCCGCCGCCACGACGTGCACACGCTATGTTGCTGCGTTGCACGTTGCATTTCAGCGTGTTCGCCTTCATCACGGGGTCTCTGCCGCCCGTCAGCTCGGCAAACGTCACGCACAATATCTTGTTGTAGTACTCCATTTCCTTTTATCTTTGTTTTCCTTCTTGCGGTTCTCTCCTTACATAGTGGCGCAGCACATGGCTTCCACCTTCTCCTGCACGGTCTTGATGTCTGTAAACCCAGCGTTCTCGATGCGTTCCACCACGTCGCCTTTCTCGTCCTTCAACTCCAGTACGCCCGTGTTCTTGTCGCCTTCCCACATCCAACCGTTTTCGAAGTGCTGGCGCATCATGTTGTCTGCGTCATGCACCACCTCGCTCGTAGGAGCCGTAACAAGCTCAAAACCGCCACGCTGAACGGCAAGGCTGCGTATCTTCTTTGCCAAGTCGCTCTGACCCTTCACCGGGTGAAAGTTCAATGCGTAGCTCACCATCTCCTTCGTCACGCCGAAGGCCTTTGCCAAAAACTCCCGCTGGGAGCGGGTTACTGTTATCACTCTTTTCATTGTCCTCTGTTTTTAGTTCGTTATTACTTTTGTTCGTGGAGTGTAGGGGAGTCGAACCCCACATGGCTATCCAGCGCATGGCAAACCTGCCACTCCTGCGGTCTTTCCCGCCGTCATCCGAGGCCGCCCCTGCCGACTATCCAGTGCGGCGGCTGACTATCCAGTGCAGCCTTTGGGACTTCCGTGTTATCCTTCAATCTTCTTACCCTCGGCTATTACCATCTGAACTGCACTGAAGAACTGTATCATCTTCTGTTTCGCCTTCAGCTCCAGTCCGTATGCCATGTTGCTCATCTTGCCTGTGCTCTGACGCTCCAAATCACCATACACCAGGTCGTCTGTCAGGTGTTCTATATTGTGGCGCAAAGACTCCTCAAGTGCCGCAAGACCAAGCTCCTTGGCCGTCTCATACACAGGCTCAAGTATCGCCTTTGCGGCCATTGCTTCATACAGATCGTCGGCGTGCCAGCGGAAAAACTCTGCATAGTCATTCACCATGTCCTCTTTCCAACTTTCAATGTCACCCGTCAGGTGGTTCAACTTCTTGCGCATTCTGTTCATCGCCGCATTCAATGCAAATTCCTTATCGTTCATATTCTTTAATTGCTAAAATTTGTAATTCTCGGCCTTTTTCACTATCTTTGGCCGCGCGTTTAATCTTAAACACGCTGCAAAGATAAACAAAATGTAGATACTAACAAAACTTTTGGGGATATTTTTATCCACAAAGTGTAGATTTATATGCAGATTATGGATAAAACAAAGATGTTAGAGGGGCTGATAAGGCATTATACGAAAGGCAATAAAGCACAATTTGCAAAGCTTTTGGGCGTATCTGCCCAAACAATAAGTGCATGGATTGCTCGTAATACGTTTGATGCTGAACTTATATACGCAAAGTGTAGATATGTTGATTCCTCATGGCTGCTCACTGGTGAGGGAGCAATGCTTCAGGAAACAGAAAATAATAATGCGCCGACTTCTAAGCACACTGTTGAGATAGCCCACCAGGTTCCCCATGGCAGCAGCGAGGGCATCCCACTCATACCGCTCGATGCAGTCGCCGGTTTCCCTGCCGAAAGTGGCGGTGGGGTACGTCTGGAGGACTGCGAGCGCTATGTCATACCGGAGTTTGAGAACAAAGGGGCAAACTTCCTTATCCGGGTGTCTGGTGACTCCATGGTGCCGCTATATTATAGTGGCGACCTCCTCGCTTGTCGCAAAATCACAGACATCCGCTTCTTCCAATGGGGTACCGTCTATGTCCTCGAAACGAGCCAGGGGGTACTCGTCAAACGCGTGCAGGAAAGCGTAGATCATGCCGACAGCATTCTATGCGTGTCGGAAAACAACAGTGTTCATCACCCTTTCCTCCTCCCACGCGACGACATACGCAGCCTGAGCACCATCGTCGGACTCGTCCGCCTCGTCTGATACTCACGTTACACGCAACACGCACACGCTCCACACCGCAAACCGTGTCGCGCACGCACATACATAGGTATAATAGGGTAGTAAAGCAGCCAAAACCCCGATAAACAGGGCGTTCCCGACATTCCGCAAAGGTTTAGAACATGCCAAAACGTGGGATTATCCCCACCCCCTAAACGCCCGAAAATGACATCAATCACAATTTATTCGGAGTTATATAGGGGGTCAATCACTTGTTTTCCATGTTAAAAGTGAATACCCAAATGCACACCCTCTCTGAACATTTCGTTTTTCCATGCACACCCAAACGCACACCCAACTGCACACCCAAACCCGAAAAAAGCCATTTTTCGCCCCTCTCAGGAGCCGTCATAACGCAAAAACGGCTTGACCACTGTTCAAATCAGTGCTCAAGCCGTTCAAATGCCGTTATATCAACGTTTTAGCCGTTTAAACCATCCTTATTTATTCTCTTTGTCCGCTCTGGGTCCTCTTATCAGCTCTCCCTGCTGGATCATAGCCTTTTTATTGAGTATAACGCCTCCATCAGCCAGTCCGGCGTGCAGCAGCGAGCTCTTCTTTATACCCACCTCATCCTCTGTCAAAACCGTATAAATCGCCGATATTGAGCCGAAGTAGTAGTTCTTCCGCCCATGTATCAAATGCACATGTATAACCTTTGTCATAACTGTTCCTTTCTGTTTCTCAAAATGTTCGTTTTCGCTTGCAAATATACCAAATAATAACTATTTGGAAGAATTTACAAGCATAAAAAGCAAGAAACAAGCAAAATAAAAGGCATGACCGCAGCCACACCATCCTTCATTCAATCACCACCCAAACAAGCCGTTTTAAGCCCCACCAGCGCCCATTTCCATGTCCAGATGATAAAGCACCCACATGAGCAGCCTTACGAGCCCAGGAGCCCACGAAATGCCCCATACAGCCGTCAAGACAGCCCAAAACATAACATTCTCAGCCCCGATGTAAAGAAATACCCTTCAAACACCGTTCAAATCGAACCCAAACGTAAAGCAAATGTAAAGCGAATGTAACGTTTCGTTTTTCCCTCTCATTTCGTTCATTATCCTCAAACCCTTTGTAAATCAACACTTTCCCCGATTTCTCTCTCACTCCACTTTTATACGTTTCGTTTTATCCCCCTTAGTCGCCATCGAGGCAGGCGTAAGGCTGAAACTGAATGTCCGTATGAAGGAAGACGCCATACAGCTTGACGAGGTTTCGGTGGTGTCGGCAGGCGTAAGCAGAGTGAAAAACTCAGCCTACAACGCCGTGGCTGTAGACACCAAGGACATGCTCAACACCACCAAGACGCTGAGCGAGGCCCTCGCCAAGACGTCCGGACTAAAGCTCAGGGAGTCGGGCGGAGTAGGTTCCGACATGAACCTCATGCTCGACGGCTTCAGCGGCAAGCACGTAAAGATATTCATCGACGGCGTGCCGCAGGAAGGCGTGGGCAGCTCGTTCGGGCTGAACAACATACCCGTGAGCTTTGCCGACCGCATAGAGGTCTACAAGGGCGTGGTGCCCGTGGGCTTCGGCACTGATGCCATCGGAGGTGTTGTCAACATCGTCACCAACCGCAAGCGCCGCAGCTGGTTTCTTGACGCATCCTACTCGTATGGCTCATTCAATACACATAAGTCGTACATAAACTTCGGACAGACGTTCAAGAACGGCTTCACATATGAGATAAACGCCTTTCAGAACTACTCCGACAACAGCTACCGAGTTGATGCTCCGGTGCTCGACTTCGGCTCGCAGAGCATCGACACAAAGAAGCTCTACAGCGTAAAGCGCTTCAACGACACCTATCACAACGAGGCAGTGGTGGCAAAGTTCGGACTGACAGACAAGAGCTGGGCCGACAGGCTGATGTTCGGCTTCACCTATTCGCACATGTACAAGGAGATACAGACAGGCGTAAGACAGAAGACAGTGTACGGACAGAAACACCGCCACGGCTATTCGCTCATGCCGTCGATCGAGTATTCAAAGCGCGACCTCTTTGTCAAGGGGCTCAGCCTCGTGGCCACTGCCAACTATAACCGCAACTCAACCACCAACGTCGACACGGCAAGCTACCGCTACAACTGGCTCGGCGAGCGGCAGCGCACAAGCTCTCCGGGAGAGCAGTCGTATCTCTACTCGAGGGCAGACAACGACAACTGGAATGCCACTCTCAACATAACATACCGCATAGCGAGGATGCACACGCTGACATTCAACAACGTGTTCAATGCCTTTAGCCGCGACAACACGTCGCTTCTGTACGGACGAGAGGACAAAGACCCCATATCCAAGGACATGAGAAAGAACATAGCCGGACTCTCATACAGGCTCCTGCCTTCGGAAAAGTGGAACATCTCGCTCTTCGGCAAGTACTATCGCCAATATGTGTCGGGGCCGGTGGCTGTCGACGAGAACGCAAGCAGCTATGTAAGAACCAGCCGTACGATAGACTCCTGGGGCTATGGCGCGGCCGGAACCTGCTTCATCGCTGACGGACTGCAGGCCAAGCTGTCGTATGAAAAGGCTTGCCGCCTGCCCACGATAGAGGAGATGTTCGGCGACGAAGACCTCGAGACGGGCAGCGTGCTCATACGTCCTGAGCGCAGCGACAACGTCAATCTCAGCCTCAGCTGGAGCAAGTCGTTCGGCAGTCACTCGCTCTATGTCGAGGGCGGAATGGTCTACCGCGACACGCGCGACTACATCCAGCGCAGCATTGCCGAGCTCAGCGGCAACCGCGAGGGTGCCTACTATGAGAACTACGGCAAGGTGAAGACAACCGGATTCAATCTTTCGGCACGCTACACCATGGGCCGCTGGCTCAGCATTGGCGGCAACTTCACCCGTATGGACGTGCGCGACAACGAGAAGATAATGGTTGGAAGCACCTCGGTTGCCAATCCCGTGTATAAGTCGCGCATGCCAAACGTGCCATGGCAGTTTGCCGATGCCGACGTAAACTTCTACTGGCACGACCTTCTGAAAGAAGGAAACATGCTCACAGTGACCTACGACAATCAGTATCTGCACAGCTTCTGTTACTATTCAGAAGGCGTGCAGGCCGTCAATCTGAGCGACTATATGGTGCCTACGCAGTTCTCCCACAACCTCACTCTTACCTACAGCATGTGCCGCGGACGCTACAACGTGTCGCTTGAGTGCCGCAACTTCACCAATGAGAAGCTCTACGACAACTTCAGTCTGCAAAAGGCGGGGCGCGCATTCTACGGCAAGGTGAGGATATATTTAGGCAGATGAGATGCCGGTTACACGAAGGATAAACGATAAAGTTAAACTAAATAATAAATTTAAGACAAATGAATAAGAACCGTTTCCTTGCCGGAATGCTGGCCATTGCTGCGTCCGGAGTTTTCTTTGCGTCATGTTCTGACGATGCCGCTGACGATGGCGGAGGTGCAGCTTCAGGCATTACGAACCCTTATGTGATAGCAACCACAGTCACAGGCTCTAACACCACGGCCAACATCCTCACCTCGGCAGCGTCGCTTGAGGGCGAGATAACGCCTTCGGGACTTGCCAACGACGGCGCCACCTACTGGGTGTTCCACGGCCGCAAGTATCTTTATGCGCTCAACTATCATCAGGGCGAGAGCGGCACAACCTACTCTTATGTGCGCAACAGCGCTACTGGTGCGCTTGAGCAGCGTGCCAAGGAGTATTACGTTACGCGCTTCACCACCTACGGCCTGTATGACAACTACATCATGACGACGTCGAGCGGCGACGGCAACGCAGCATGGGCCGACCCCGTTACGGGCTATCTGCCGCAGGCGTTCAAGGTGTCTTATCTCGATGTTGACAGCGAGACATTCGAGTCGAACACCGTTGCTACTGACGGCAACGATACTTCCGTGGCCGATGAAGACTATATCTGCGAGAACTTTCTGGGCAACGGCGAGTATGTAACTCTTGCCGGACTGGAGCAGGTGGGCAGCAAGATATACAGCGCAGCCGTGCCGATGGGACTGTCGCAGTATGGCTGTCAGCAGTTTACAGACGATGCCCGCACCCAGTATAAGTGGGTGCGCCCGGGCTATGAAGACCTTATCAAGACCGAGAGCGGCGGCACGGGCAGCAGCGCTTACGACAAAGATGAACTGCAATGGACCCAGTGGCCCGACGAATGTTGGGTGGCTGTGTTTGCCGACAGGACGCTGAAAGAGAAGAAACTGATAAAGACCGACAAGATAAGTTATGCCTGCGGACGCAACAAGTCGCAGTATTATCAGATGGTATGGGCAACGGACGACGGCCGGTATGTCTACGTCATATCGCCCAGTTATGCCAAGACGATGGCCGATGCACGCCAGCAGACCACGCTGCCGGCAGGAGTGGTGCGCATAGACACGTCGACCGAGGACTTTGACGACTATTACTGCAACCTTGAGCAGCTGTCGCCCAACGGACTTCTGCGCAGCTGGTATATCGGCGGCGACAGCTTTCTGTTCCTTATGTATGATGCCCCGATAACGTCATCGGACAAGACTGCCAACCGTCTGGCCGTGTTCAATGCGTCGGCAAAGACACTGACCGAGGTTACAGGTCTGCCCTCTGACGTGTCAGGCTTCGGCTCTACGCCTTACATGGCCGACGGATATGCCTATGTGTCGGTGAACACCGGGTCGGGCTATCCTGCCATATGGAAGATTGATCCTGCCACAGGTGCGGCCACAAAGGGGCTCACCGTCAGCGGTGCAACCACAGTGACGGCCGTAGGACGCATTGACTGATCAGTGCTGATGATATGTCGCCGTCATGCAGGCGGAGGTCTGCCGGAGTGCATCTTAGCATGTTCCGGCAGATAATAATTTGACAGAAATGACGTTGAATAATAGTATATGAAAAAGATTTTCTTAAAGTTTCACTTGTGGCTTTCGGTGCCTTTCGGCATCATAGTCACGCTGATATGTTTCTCGGGCGCCATGCTTGTGTTTGAGCCCGAGGCCGTTAAGCTGCTCAGGCACGACATGCTGTATGTAGACAGACCTCAGCACACGGCGCTGCCGATAGAAAGTCTCGTGAGGAGCGTTGAGCAGACGCTGCCCGAAGACGTAAGGGTTACGGGCGTAACGATGTATGCCGACCCTGAGATGGCATGCAAGGTAAATCTCTCAAAGCCGCGCCGCGCTGCCGTGTATGTAGACCAGTATACGGGCGAGGTGAAGGGGCTGTATGAGCGTCCGGCGTTTTTCGCTACGATGCTGAAGCTTCACCGCTGGCTGTTAGACAGTCGTGACGACAGCGGCGGAGTGTTCTGGGGCCGCACCGTTGTGGGCATATCCACCATTGTTTTTGTGCTGGTGCTGCTGTCGGGCGTGGTGATATGGTGGCCTAAGACGCGCCGCATGCTGCGCAACAGTCTGAAGATAACCGCATCGAAGGGCCGCCATCTGCTGTGGCGAGGCCTGCACGTGGCAGGCGGAATGTATGTCCTGCTGCTGTTGCTCGTCATGGCCCTTACTGGACTTACATGGTCGTTCCAGTGGTACAGCAAGGGCTTCTACGCCCTCTTTGGCGTCAGCGAGGTGCCCAAGAGCGGTGCCGTGGCGTATGCCGAGCAGGCGAAGAAGGAAAAAAGCAAGGCGAAAGGAGACAGGAATAGGGCTGAAGGCGCGCGTGAAAAGGGCCGGAATGATGCTGCCGCGTGTGCCATGTGGCAGACTGCCTATGACGCTTTGCGCGCCCGCAACCCCGAATATGAGCAGATAACCGTGTCGGACGGCACGGCCGAGGTGGCTTTCGGCGGACTTGGCAACCAGCGTGCTGCCGACAAATATACGTTCGACAAATCGACGGGCAGCATAACGTCGGCGTTGCCCTATGCCGATTCGGCAAGGTCGTCAAAGCTGCGCGGCTGGATAATGTCTGTCCACATGGGCACGTGGGGCGGTATGCTCACGCGCTTGCTGTGGTTCGTCGCCGCCCTTTTTGGCGCCACGCTGCCCCTTACGGGCTATTATCTGTGGATACGCCGCCTGCGCCGCCGTGCGCGATGATGATGTTTCGGATGGCGCAAACTGTGCGTATGTATTGAGTTAATGTAGGCGGCCGGACGGTTGGTTTGTGCCGCGTCCTGATGTCATGGCATAGGCACAATTGTCCGGCGGACAGATATATATAAGATGAAAGGTGGTCTTTTGCATTCCAAAAGGCCACCTTTTGCCGTCTAAAAGGCCGTCTTTTGCAGGCTGAAAGATGGCCTTTTATATTGTAAACAATATGCTTCGTTTTGCTTAACGGTTTTCTTTTGTAGATATGTCGGCAGCAGATGCTGTAAGCATTAAGGCGAGTTTTGCTTACAGATTTTTGGCGTTTGCGGCTTTACAGGCCTTTTTTTGTTTTCCACATGGCTTTTTTATAATGGAAGTATTGTCCGTAAATAAAAATAAAAGACTGTTCCACGCCCTTTTATTTTGTATTTCACTCAACTTGCATTAACTTTGAATAAGTTAAGCTTCGTCTCGTAAATAAAAATAAAAGACTG